CAGCCAGAACTATACTATGGTACATCTGCTCAACAGCCTCTATGGCAAACTGGTCAGACCAATCCTCGTCCGACTGGTTCAGTTTGGATCAAGATCGGCACAGCAGGAAACGGACTAAACACTACTATTTCACAGTGGAGTGATGCTACTGCAACTTGGAACCCAGCGACTGTAAGTTATGCAACGAGTGACTGGCAAGCAATTGCTGCACTGGATGCAACCGGCGGCGCTGCAATTCCAGCCGGAAGTGTATATACTCAGTATAATTTCAATCTCGACCTTAACGGACTAGGTACTATTGCTCCGTTGTACTATTGGGAAAGAATTGCACAGGGTGCTACTATCGTTACTGGTAGCGACAATGCTCCTGCATTCACTAATGGACCATACACTGCAACTGTTCAGGTATCAATTCCGGGATCGTCTAGTTTAAGTGCTACATATGCATTCTCTCTTGCGGACAACACAGATGCAACTGACTTTGTAACTGCATGGTCAGCAGCCGGAATTCCATTTACTGCTGCATCTGTACTAAACACTGGTGAACTTCAGATTACTCATACTGAAGGCGGCATAATTATTGTTAACGACTTTAGCTCAACTACTGGGTTCAGCAACGGATTGATGGTAGATGCAGGGTTCATAGTTGGAACTACTTCAGGAACTAAAGAAGGCCCCTCACTTTTCCCTTCATTCCAGCCTGTGCAGTTCAGCACAACTGGCTCTGGTACTGGATTTGTGCCTACTGTAACATCGTACCTACAAAATTACAACGTAAACACTACTACTTTTGTTAACGGCGGAAGTAACTATAACGTAGGCGACACAATCACTATCCGAGGTACGTCTCTCGGCGGCACGACTCCAGCTAATGACCTAGTACTTATTGTTACTGCAATTGATGCAATTAGTACTGAAGTAACTGGGATTGAATACTATTCGGGTACTGCGGCTGCAGCCTACACTACTCAATTGTCAAACTGGGTAGAATTCTCAATGTCCGCAAACGAAGGCGCCCCTACTGCTGTCCCTGATGATTTGACTAACTGGTTTTATTCAGTAGTTGATGAAGTTGATATTATGGTAAACACCTCAGCAGGTTGGAGAGGCTATCGCAATGTTAACTATAACAGCAGCGGTTTCCCACTCCCATCTGGAACAAACGTAACTGATCCTAATGGACCAATCGTAAGCGCAAGCGAGCCAACTACTCAGTCAGACGGTACTGTTCTTGAATACGGTGACATTTGGATCAACACTGCTGATCTAGAAAACTACCCAATCATCAATCGTTGGCAGTCAGTCAATAGCAAAGATATTTGGGTAACTATCGACAACACTGATCAAACTTCACCACAAGGCGTGTTGTTTGCTGATGCTCGTTGGTCAACTGATCAGGACACCATCAACCCTGCTAACGATCCGATTCCAACTATCAAGTCATTGCTAATAAGCAATAACTTGGACTTGGATGCACCGGAAAACACTATTTACCCAGTAGGTATGTTGTTGTTCAACACTCGTCGTTCAGGTTACAATGTTAAGCAGTATCGTTCAAACTACTTTAACAACGTTCGTTTCCCTGATACAACTACTCCAACTTTCACTGATACTTGGTTGAGTGCTTCAGGTCTACAAACAAACGGTGCTCCGTACATGGGTCGTAAGGCACAGCGTAACATGGTTGTTAAGGCACTTCGTGAAGTTATTGATACTAACTCAGCAATCCGTGATGAAGATAATGCATTCAACTTGATTGCAACTCCAAACTATCCTGAACTACAGCCGAACATGGTTGTACTCAACAATGATAGAGGAACTACTGGATTCATTGTCGGCGATACACCAATGAGACTTCCAGATCAAGCAACTGCAATTCAGGCATGGGCAACTAATGCTGCTGGTGCTGCTGCTACTGGTGAAGACGGTCTTGTGACTCGTGACACTTATTTGGGTCTATTCTACCCATCAGGTATCACTAGCGACTTACAAGGTAATCTTGTTGCAGTTCCTGCATCACACATGATGATTCGTACAATCTTGCGTAATGACACTGTTGCTTATCCTTGGTTCGCACCAGCTGGTACTCGTCGTGGTCTTATTGACAACGCAACGAATATTGGTTATGTCAGCCCGGTAACAGGTGAGTTTATTACTATCAAGACTAACATTGGTATTCGTGACGTTCTTTATACGAATCAGATTAACCCAATGGTATTCTTCACTGGTAACGGTCTACTTAACTACGGTAACAAATCAAGTTTCAACTCAAGTTCTGCTCTTGACAGAATTAACGTTGCAAGACTTGTTGCATACATCCGTAGACAGTTGACACTTGCAGCAAGACCGTTCGTATTTGAACCAAACGATGCTCTAACTCGTCAACAAATTCAGGGTGTCATTCAGTCACTCTTTGTTGACTTGGTAGCAAAGCGTGGTGTATATGACTTCTTGGTCGTGTGCGACGAATCAAACAACACACCGGCTCGTATCGATAGAAACGAACTTTGGGTAGACGTTGCAATTGAACCTGTTAAGGCAATTGAATTCATCTACATTCCGGTTCGTATCTTGAATACAGGTGAACTTGGACAACAAGCTTAAGAAAAATAGTGAGTGAGTAGCTCGGAAGGGCTACTCACTTCACAAAGATAAATACTTATAACAGGAGAATATAAAATGGCAACAGCCTCACAATCATTGTTCAACATGACTGTCGCATCTGACAATGCTGGTGGCAATCAGGGCCTGTTGATGCCTAAACTACAGTTCAGATTTAGACTTAACTTCTTGAACTTTGGTCTGGGGTCAACAGCAGGACTTGCACTAACTAAGCAAGTTATCGACTGCTCACGTCCGAACGTACAGTTCCAGGAAATCACACTTCCTGTCTACAACTCGACTCTATACCTAGCTGGTAAACATCAGTGGCAGACTCTTTCAGTCAACATTCGTGATGACGCTTCAGGTTCTGTATCTAGGGCAGTCGGTCAGCAGATTCAAAAGCAACTTGACTTTGTTGAGCAGGCATCTGCTGCAACTGGTCAGGACTATAAGTTCCAACTCAATATCGAAATTCTAGACGGTGGTAACGGTACTGCTGCTCCGGTAGTTCTTGAAACTTGGGAATGCTATGGTTGCTTTGTTCAAACTGCTAACTACAATACATTGAACTATGGTACTAACGATGTGGCAACAATCGCATTGACAATTCGTTTCGACAACGCAATTCAGGCACCGCTCGGTTCTGGTGTTGGCTCTTCAATTAGTCGTGTAGCAAGTGGTTCAACTGGTTCTGTAACAGGCCTCGGCGGTACTACATCTTAATTATTAAATAAGGATATATTGTGGGTTTTAATCAAGACCTTCTTAATGACGTATCCGGTATTGCTAGTGGTATCGTCGGAACTGTAAATGCAGTCTCCGGACTTGTTAATTCAGTTTCCGACGTTATCGCAGGTGCAAGCGGCGGTGGCGCAAGCGGGTTATCTAATGCAATTCTTAGAGACTACACCCATGCTTCGAAGACGTTTAGAACGAATTCGTACCAGTATGCTCCTAAACTTAAATTCCTCTTTCATACTTACTTTCAATTGAATACTGCGGTTGGCAATGAAAATAACTTTGGTTTGTTAGTAAAAGAAATCAAATTACCTCAATTTTCATTTGCTAATCAGATAATGAATCAGTATAACAGAAAGAGAATCGTACAAACCAAAATCAAATATGAACCTATAGAAATTAGTTTCCATGATGATAACGGAAATCAAGCAACTAGATTGTGGGAAGCATATTACCAATACTACTACAATGATAGTACCAAACCCGGTGAAGTGTTGTCAGGCCCGGGTGCCGGGGCAGCCGGTACCGGCAATTACAACGCTAGAAATATATACCGAGACTTTGGCTCCGGAGAAGATGATTGGGGCTTTATCGGTGGACAAAATGTTACCGAGGGAGACTCTAAGGGAGTCAGAGTCCCCTTCTTCAAAAACATTACAGTTTTCGGGTTT